AGACTCCGTCATCGGCGACATTACCTCCGACCTTGACTTTGCCGTAATGTCTGGAGCTTCCCAGACAACTTACCAGAGATTCCCCTCCACATCGGCTTCCAACTCGGCCCTTATTTTTAACGTCCAAGTCCCTTCTGAGAACGTCGTTATTGATAGAGCGGTGATGATAACCACTGGCTTGACCTTTACCATCTACGCTGGTTCCCAAGCGGTCCCCGCAAACCAAGTCCCCATTGGTCAGTCGGTGTTTAACTACGGTTTGACCGATGCTCTCCAAGCATTCCCCCTCAACTCTCTATTTACCACAGCTACTGCCCAGATTAACAACACAACCGTCACAATGAATACCCAAGATGTATTGCCTTCCCTTTTGAGAATGACCGATAGTAGAGAGCTTTACAGATACAACAGTATGACGCCCAGTCTTCCCGACCAAGCCTACGGAGCTTATTCCGCTGGTGTCGGAGCCAACAACAATCCTTTAGCGGGTTATTCCAACGCGTCTTACGATATTGACCAAGTTCCCAGAGGTGCTTACCCCGCAAATGTCCAAGTCCGCCGTTTCTCTGCTGGTGTGTATGCTGATGCCTCTCCTATTGCTTTAGCCGTCACCGATACTTGGGAGATTGTCGTCTCTACCATCGTCACAGAGCCCCTTATCTTGTCGCCTTTCATCTTCGGAGAGCCCGAGTTTAACAAACAAGGCTTTTTAGGCATTAACAATATGAGTTTGACTCTGAATATTGATGCTACTTGTAAGCGTCTCTTCTCAACTGCTCGTCCCTACATTACCAATATCCAGCTCGGTAGATTGTCTGCCCCTGCTCCTGGCGACCCCGCCTTGAACCCCAACGGTTTCACCGTCGCTGGTGCTGTTGGAATCCAAGCTTTAGCTTCAGCTCCTGCTCTCCTCTTCAAGTTCCTCTCAACCCAGCCTTCTGACCTTATCCAGACCAAATGCGTTGTCCCCTTCACTGATTACCCCCGCTACCTTACCAGTTCAGCAAATAGTTCGCCTATTCTGACTCTTCAGTCTGGAGCCTTAACCAGTAGCAATTTACAGATTAATCAAATCCCCGACTTGTTCATTATCAACGTTCGTATCCCGATGTCTCAGCAGAGATGGTTTAACACTTCGTCATTCTTGACCATTACCAACGTCAGTATCAACTTGAATAACCAGTCTGGTCTGTTGTCGTCAGCGTCTCAGTATGACCTTTGGAGAATGTCTATCCGAAACGGCTCAACCCAGTCTTGGCCAGAGTTTAGCGGACAAGCCAGTGTTGCTAACGCTGGAACTGGTGGCGGAACCCTTGTTGCTTCAACTGGTTCGTTGTTGGTTATTGCTCCTGCTTACGATTTGTCTCTCCCCGACTATATCTCCAGCGGTTCTCTCGGAAACTACAATTTCCAGTTCCAGTGCGGAGTTATTAACCAGTTCGGTTTTACCATTACCCCCGAGATTGTTGTTATTTGCGTAAATAGTGGTATCTTCGTCACCCAGTCTGGTGTTTCCAGTGTCTATACTGGTATCCTTACCAAGGAGATGGTGTTGGCTTCCAAGTCTGGCGACCAAGCGTCTGCGATGACTTCTTCCGAAGTCGCAAGAATGGTTGGCGGTCAGATGATGAACAGAGCCTTGACTGCTGTTAGAGGAATGCGTAGAATCCACAACGCGATGGGTGCTGGTGCCCGCTCTGGTGGAATGGCCCCCTCTGGTGGAATGGCCCCTTCTGGAGGTCGTCTCTCAAAACACTATTAAATTAAGTTCAATATAGGAAAATCCTAATCGTTTAGATATATTATTATATTCGTAATATATATAAAATGCCTCAAGCAAACATTACCTACGATGTCCCTTACAACAAGATGTTAGTGGCTACTTTAAGAGAGATGGACGAAAAACACTGGCGTAAAGCTGGTGATGCTTACGCTCCTACGATGTTTAGCGAAAAACTCGGCAATTTCCACGGAGCCAAAATAGGTGGTGGAAGCCACGCCGACCAGCGATACGTTCATTCTGGAAATGGACCTGCGTATCCACCCGTTAATATGAACTCTGGAATGGCGGTTTCGTCTGGTGGCCAGTTTGCTGGAATAGATGGTGCTGTTGGCGGTAAATACTCCGTTGATAAGTTCGTAAAAGACTTCGGCAAAATTGGAAAGTTGGTCAAGCCCGTTGCTAAGCCGTTAGTGAAGGCCTTAACCGATAAGGCCGTTGGAAAGATAACTGGCCTCGGAAAGTCTGGAGGCAAATACTCCGTTGATAAGTTCGCAAAGGATTTCGGCAAGATTGGAAAGCTGGTTAAGCCAGTTGCTAAGCCGTTGTTGAAGGCCTTAACCGATAAGGCGGTTGGAAAGTTGGTCGGATTCGGCGAACTGATGTGCGGTTGCGGTGCCCCCGCTCCCAAGAAGAAGATGGACGTTGTTGATTTCTTAAAACCTTTAGGAGCGAAAAAGTCGCATTCTCTTAACCGTCTTCACGAATTGATTGCCCCTTACAGAATGGAAGGCGGTAAATACTCCGTTGATAAGTTCGTCAGAGATTTCGGCAAGATTGGAAAGCTGGTGAAGCCAGTGGCCAAGCCGTTGTTGAAGGCCTTAACCGATAAGGCTGTAGGAAAGATAACTGGAATGGGAATGGATAGTGATGCCGAAAGCGAGATAGAGTTGGTCCGCCCCGTTGGTGGTAAGAAGGGCAAATACTCCGTTGATAAGTTCGTCAAGGACTTTAACAAAATCGGAAAGCTGGTCAAGCCCGTTGCTAAGCCCATTATAAAAGCCCTTACAGATAAAGCTGTTGGAAAGATAACTGGTTTAGGGGGAAGAGCCAAGCGAGCCGAGATAGTGAAGAAGGTGATGGCTGAGCGAGGTGTGAAAATGATTGAAGCCTCCAAGATTGTAAAAGCGGAGGGCCTCTATTAAATAAAAAATATATATAATATATAAATGCCGTTGTTAAGAGACCCAGATGGAGTGTTGAATGATTTAAATAGAGCGAAGGCGAAGATAAACAAGAACAATCGGCGAAACGCAAAGGGGTCAGAAGAAGCTCCGATAAGCGGTTCAACTGGAGATACGACTGATTTGTTTGAAGCTCTTACAAAAAAACTTGTAGATATAAAAGCGTCTTTATTTGAAGTAAATAGCACTATAGATTTAGTGGTGACGATTCCTGGAGGACAAGCTGGACAACCTCCAGCAGTCAGAAGAAGAGATATAGCCGAATTATTTTCCAGACAAGTGTCGGCCCTTATTAGACAGACGGGGGATATAGACCAATTTACAACAAGAAAACTCAAAAACGATTTGGACCAATTTAGCGGAGACCAATTTAGTGAGATTGATAAACTATTATCTGAGGTAAATACTAATTTTGGTATTCTACAAGCTTCTATCAACGCGAATGCCCAAGACCAAAGAGGAGACCCCCTTAGAAGAAGCCAAGTAGCTGGTATTCTTACTCAGCTTAATACGTCTTGGGTTCCGACGTTCAACGTTTGGCTTGAAAAGATGAACAGCCTTGCGAAATCTTACGGCCCTGGAGGTAGTATAATAGGACGCGGTATGAGCGGTGGAAATAGACCTTCGCACTACGAGCCGACTTATACAGTGGGCGACCAAGGAACGTATGGCCCTCGTAGGTATCTTTAGATAAACAGCTTTTATTATATACAATATATATAATGAAACAAGGTGGAAAATTAAGTATCGGCGATTTAAAAGGATTATTGAACCAATCATACGAAAGCAAAAAACCGAAGAATTATCTTGATTTTGAAGTGGATAAGGACCTTTCTGGCGAACGAGTCCAAGTATATAGAAATCCCAAGACTGGACAAGTAGTTGTAGCCCACCGAGGCACGCAAGGAATCCACGATATTGGAAATGACCTCAAATACGCACTCGGAATGGACTTGTCTAACACGAAGCGATTTAAACACGCAGAGGACGTCCAACGCAAAGCAGAAGCCAAATACGGAGCAAAGAATATAACAACGATAGGCCATTCTCTTGGGTCAAAAATTGCCCGAGATGTCGGAAAGAATACCAAAGAGGTAATCCAAGCGAATCCAGCTTACAATATCCCAGATTCCAAAAAAAAGACGAGCGAAAATACTTATACTATTCGCACTCAGTATGACCCCGTCAGTTTCTTACAGCCCAGAAAAACGAAGAACGTCACCACGATAGAAAGCACGACAAAGAATCCGCTCAAAGAACACGGCGTAGATTCGTTGGGAAGAGCCGACCCAGACCAAGAAATAGGCGGAGCTTATCATCGTTTAGTAAGGAGAGGTGGGAGATTAAGTATAGACGACATTCTCAGTCATTACGAGAAATGTCTATACAAATAAAAAAGGGCAAAAGGCCCCCGTTTTATTTTTTTTAATTAATTAATTAAGAAGAATGAAGAAGTAATAAATAATAGCAACCTGATTTTTAAAAGATATATACTTACCTGGTGTCCGCTTAATACTCAACGTCCGCGTCAAGTAGGAAGGCCTGTTTGTTTGGGATAATGTATTCCTCGTCGTCCTCGTCGTCCTCGTCGTCAGCGTCCTTCTGCTCAAACCAGCTGTTCAAGAAGACCCAAGTGTCCTGGTCAATTCTGGCTCTGATTTTGGGAGAGGAGACACCGCAGTCAGCCATTATCTTATCAAGATTGGGCTTAATGATGTTGTTCATCAGAGAGCAAGAGTCGTAGTCGGCAAGGGGGTAGGTCTGGAAGCGTCTGGCGATACCCTCAAAGAAGTCCAAGTCCATTTTCTTGGGGATAGTGTGATAGTGGATAGGAGAGGTGATAGGAGCCAACAACATTGCCTGCTCGCCAATAGCACCCATTCGGCACAACGGAATGTAGAGCTTTTTGTCTCGGACACCGCACTTGCCGATACTATCGGACTCAACCTCTTGGAAGTTGGCGACCTTCTTGGCTCTGGGCTTCTTGGGAACCGCGACGGCGTTGGGGTCAGCGACCTTCTTGGGGCGACCTCTGGCCTTCTTGGCTGGGACGACAACCTCTGGCTCTGGAGCGACTACAACCACAGGCTCT